GCTGCAAAACCACGCGATCCTCCGCAATTACCCTGCGGGAATCAAGGATGCGGTCGGGATTGCCAAGATTAGGCTCCAGGCGGAAACCGCCTCCGACTTGAAGAAGAAGGTTGCAGAGTATGAGCGAGAACTCGCTCAACTCAGAAAAGCGACGACACCGGCTTCGGGTCAACCGTCAGGTCCGGCCAAGACCAAAGCTTTTCACGAACTCTCGCTAGACGAGCAGGAACGTGAATTGATGAGGATGGCGGGCGAGGTTGATCGGAACGGTTAGTCGTAAAAGGATATAAACTACAATGGTCACTACTGGTTCAGTAACCGCGCAGTTCCAGACGTACTTCTCGAAGGCGTTGCTGGAGCGTGCGCTCCCCTTGCTCCAGATGGAGCAGTTTGCCATGAAAACCCCCTACCCGACCAAAACGGGTGGAAACAAAACGATCCGGTTTTTCCGGTTCTCAGACCCGAGCATCAGCGCAATCGCCAACCTGTCTGAAGGCACCACGCCTTCCAGCGGTGACGAGCGCGATCTGACGCTCTCCTCGGTCGAAGCCACGCTGGTGCAATACGGTTCCAAAATCATCCTCACCGATGTTTTGCTGGCTACCGAATTATTCTCGCACCTCGCGCAGGCCACCAAGCAACTCGGCGAAGACGCCGCTCTGCACGCCGACACCCTCTGCCACCGCGCTCTGGTTCAGGATTCCTCGACCAGCACTGGCACTGGTGTTGCCGTCAAGTCCTACGCCCGTTATGCCCAGAATGGCACCAACGGCACGACATTCGGCACGGCCTCCACCCCCAACAGCAGCATGACCGCCACCGACCTTCTGGACGGTGCGACCAGCCTGTTCATCGCCCGCGCTCCCAAGATCAAGGACGGCTACGCCCTCGTGGCGCACCCTGCCGTTATCCGCGATCTCCAGCAGGACGACGATTGGCTCAAGGTCTCCAGCTACTCCGCCCCGGATCAAATCTTCAAGGGCGAGACTGGCAAACTGTTCGGCGTGAGCGTGATTAGCTCCACCAATGTTCAGACGTTCAACACCTCCGCCTCCGGCGTGGGTGAAGCCACTGTCAGCACCGGCGCGGTCTACGCGAACGTGTTGCTCGGCGGCGGTGCGTTTGGCGTTCCGAGCCTGTCCTCGGTCGCCGCTTCCGGTTCGCCCTTCGCTCCGAAGGTCACGATTCTGGACGCAGCCGACAAGTCCGACCCCTACGGCCAGCGCGTTGTTGCGTCCTTCAAGACGTTCTACGCCGCCAAGCAGCTCGACCCTCGGTTCTTCCGGGTGTTGTTCAGCAAGTCGAACTACTCGTAATTCTAATGGGAGCCATGCTGATTATCGGTATGGGTCCCCGGAAGGCGGGGGAGGATAAAACCTCCCCCGCTCCTTCCACCAAGGAGAAGTCGATGAAACAAGGTATGGTTAAGCTTCCTCTGTCCATGTTCGAACTCGGTGAGGGCGAGGAAAACGCCACGCCTGAAGTCGGAGACATGGTGGAACTCGAAGGCAAGGTGGAGTCGGTTGACGGCGATATGGCCATCGTGAGCGTGAGCAATGCGATGACCGAGGAACCTGAAGCCGAGGAATCCAAGGAGCCTGAGATGTCCGAGGAAGACCGAATGATGAAGATGGCCGAGGAATCCGACAAGGATAACTACTCCTAATGCCGATCTACCAGTACGAAGACACCCGCAACGGATCTGTCGTCGAACTGGAGAAGCCGGTGGCGGAACGGGACTCGGTCCCGCGTTACCTTAAAAGATTCAGCGTGCCACAAAGATTGAGCCTGGTGGGGGTTGGCGAACCCCTCGACAACCCGCTGGGAGTCAATCAAACAAATCTTATGAAGGGGTATTACCGCCAGGAACAAAAGCTTGGCAGTAGATTCAAGAGCCGGTACACGCCCGATAGCATCAAACGTGCGGCGGCTCAAAGGAGTTAATATGGCGAAAGAATTTGTACGTTCCGAACGTAAGGCCAAGGGCAAGGCTCTCCGCTTTGATTCCCAAGGCTTCACCAATGTGTTTGAGATCACGGCGGCTTCCAGCGGCGGCACGGTTAACACCGTTGCGACCGCCCCGGCTTCGCTCAACGTGACCCTCAACGGTACTTCCTACCGCATCGCACTGCACAGCTAATGCGACTCTTATCCAGACTTACTCTGGGTGAGGCGGGGACGACCATTGCGACGTCTGCTTCCACCAATGACGGATCTTTCGACGGTGTCACCGCCCTTTCGGTTGGCACCATCGGACTGACCATCAGCGGTGTGACGCATACCGGGCTTGCCATTGCGGCTGGCGCGACCGTCGTGGGAGACATCTCCCAAGTCATCCTGACGTCTGGCGGGCCTATCGCAATCTACGTCCGCAAGGACTAAATTTGTGGTTAGGGCGTTGACGCTCTGCCTTCTGCTTGCTGGGTGCAAGCCGGAGCAGGGCGTTGACGACTTCCCAGAAACCATCTACCCTAATACCCCAACGATGCAGAGCGCAGTTGACGCAATGGAGACAAAATAATGGGCCGCCAGTGGAACACGATTATTGAGAGCTTGGGACCGCTTTCCGGCGGGACCATGTCGATTAACGCCAATCTCACCGAGATCGAGGCGTTGCTTACCACGCTTCAGGCGGATGTGGCGGATGGGATTCCTTCTGTTCGTGGTACGACAAGCACTGGAACCTTGACGGTTTCCACCAGCAACGGAACCTTGTTTGCGACCAACTCGACCCGCAACTACCTGCTTGTGCAATGCACCAGCGGGACGGTGTTTATTGACACCAACGGCACAGCAAGTGCGACCGACGACATTCAGCTTACATCCGGCCAGGGCATTGTCTGGGAATCCAATTTCATCCCGACCGGCGCAATCGCCGCTATAACCTCAACCGGCACTGGCCGGATCGTTGGGATTCAGGGCTAGTTATGGGCTTCTTCGGTGGCGGCGGCGGCACAACGGTGTCCAATATGGTCGGAGCCACAAGCTCCACCGCAGGCACGGCAGGCTTGGTTCCCGCTCCGGCGGCGGGGGATCAAGGCGATATTTTGTTTGGGGACGCAACATTTAAGGCATCCGTGTTCCCTGCGGGTGGTCAATATGGAACTGATTATGTTGGGTGGCCTGTCATTGCAGGCCAAGCGGCATTCAACTGGTCGCAATTAAATGTTAGCGCAAATCTTTTGATCAAGGGAAAGATGTTTTATTCGGGAGGAACTTTTAACAGGATTGCTTGCTATGTTAATACAGGTTCCGCTGGGAAAAACATAAAAGCTGGAATTTATGAAATAAATACAAATGGATATGAGGGTTCTTTAGTTACGTCCGGCACAATATCATTGGCTTCTTCAGGCTTTGCCGAGGTTGCTGTTTCTGATTTTTTGATTGAGACAAAAGCATATATATGTGCATGGATTATTGATTCTTTTGGGGCCACCTTGACCTACTCGCCAGTAGCCGCAACTTTTGGAAGGCCATTTTCAATTTACGATGCCAATAATAATTCAAACCTAAACACAAACATCGGAACAATCGGTGGATATGTGTCCAGAAATTATTCAGACGGGCTACCATCATCTCTCGCTACAACTGGATGGACAGGTTATCAAGGCTCCGTCTTGTGGGTTAGAAAGGTATAAAAATGCCATACGTATCGACTTACGACAATGCTGGCAATCTTCTTGAAAGAAGCGAAATCATTGTTCCATTGGGATTGTACAAAAATCAAATGATAAATGGTATTAGGTCATCGTGTTCCTGCTCCATCCAATCCGCTGGCCTAGACGAATCCACCCAACAAAACGCCGCTCTCGGCATCTACCCGCCCAAGCGTTGCGAGGCCATCAAGTCCTACATCGCCGCCTGCCGCAACGAATACCTGCGATGCAAGGCTCTGATCCTCGCCGCCCAAACCAACGACGAGGCCGATGCCGTCCAGTTCCTCGCCCCGCCCGTGCCGGAGGGCATCTAGTCCATGTGGAAAACCATCGCCATCTGGCTCACCAATTTGAGTTTGCGTTTCTTGATGACGCAAAAGGAGTACGCCTGTTTCAAGGAGGCGTTGAGGTTTGCTGGGGAGAACAACACGGTTGCGAGGGAGACGAAGTACATCGGGAAGGTGAAGCACCTGCTATCCGTCAACCGCTCGATCAAGCGCATTGTGGAGGAGGGTCGGGATCGGGACGAGATTGTGGACGCTGTCGTGCATCTGGCCGTGGCTCTAAAGTATCTGGAGGGTAAAGGTCGTGAGTCTTGATGAGATCCATGACCTGCGCGACAAGGTGCAAACCGTTTCCGAGCGGCTTGCCCGAATGGAAGAACGCCAAGTTACCCTAATCGGGATGGTGGAACGCTCTTTATCCAGCTTTGGCGACCTGTCCAACAGGGTGACATCTTTGGAGCATTTGAAGACCAAGATGCTACTTGTGGCAGGCTCTATTGGTGCTATTGTTAGCGTGGCTTGGGATGCGCTCCGATCCCGGCTTAACGGAGGATAAATGCCCACTTTAGGTACACAGAATATCTCGACTAGCTATCCCCAGCTTCTTAAAACCTTTGGGCTTGGAGGCTTGCCTTCGGCTGGTGCTGTTGAGGTTATCACGGATGGGGACAACACATCATCGGCTCTTTCGATTGGTATTGATGCCGTGCAAAGTACTGGATCGTTTACAGTCTCAAGCAATAGCAGTCTTCTTGGACCTGTTACTTTTGGAACAAGCCTAACCGCATCTACTGGAACCGCCACCATCGGGACCCTCTCTGCCAGCACTGCTACCATTTCTACTGCCACGATCAGCACGGCCACGATCAGCACGGCCACAATTCCACTTCAGCTTGGCTCAATCACCTTTGGTTCCAACATCACGGCATCCACCGGGACGGCGACCATTGGAACGCTGTCGGCAAGCACGGCCACAATTTCAACAGCTACAATCAGCACGGCCACAATCAGCACAGCGACCATTTCCACGGCAACGGTCAGCACCGTACTTGGCGCAGTAACCTTTAATTCGACCATTACGGCATCCACTGGGACCAACACACTTGGAACGGTTACATCGAATTACATAACTTCCAGTACACAGCAGTTCGGTGCGTCCGGTCCTAAGCTTACCGCCGTCAGCTACGGCACTGCTGCGTTCAGTGCTGCTACAGCACCGCAATACAATGCGGCTGGAACCACGACCGGGACATTTGCGCTTACCGGCGCGGCCTTGGGCGACATCGTCATCGGAAGCATCAATTCGCTTGGATCTGCCACCGGCACCGTTCTGTTCGCCACGGACTTCCATGTGGCAGCCGCCAACGTGGTCAGGTATAATCTTCTTAACCAAGGCTCGACAGCAGGAACCGTGCCTGCCGGAACCATCTTCGCAACCGCACTGAGGTTTACAAGCTAATGGCCATTAAATTCAACCGCTCCCAGACTTTTGCCACCAACGGCACGGTAACTGCCGCAGGCTTGCACAACCTTATTGACGGCACGGACATATACCAAGCGTTAATCACCGACCAGACCAACCTTACTTCGGTTGGCTCAGCCGACGAACTATTGATTGCGGACGCGGATCTGACGGCCAATGATGCGCCTCGTGCCGTCACGGTAAACGAATTGTTCGAGGATGCGCTGACGATCAGCACCTACACCAACGCTAATATCAACAACATTTCCTACGGCACATCCACTGGAACTCGGCTGGTTTCCACAAATGCCACGATCACGACAGGTACGATTCCGAACTTTACCTCAAGCACGGCCAGCATCACCATCGGAACCATCCCGACACTAACCGCCGGGACCACGACTTCCACCGCTGCCAACATTACCAACGGAACGATCCAGACGCTCACATCCAGCACGGCAACGATCACTGGAGGAACTTTCAGCGGTCTGCTCAATAGCTCAAGCGGCACGTTCTCTGGCACGATCAATAGTACGGTTGGCACGATTGGCAATTTTACGACAACGCTCGCCGGTGATGTCACAATCAGCAGCGGCACGGCAACGGTCAGTACTCGCGTGGCCGTGGTCAACACGGCGCAGGAATATACTGCGACTCACAATTTTAATGCCACCAGCCTTACGATCAGCACCGGCAGCACGATTGCGTGGGATCTGTCCGCCAATCAAGTTGCCAAGCTGGAGGTGACCACCAACTCAACCTTAAGCACCCCGACCAACCCGGTTGACGGTGCAACCTATATGCTTGTCGTCACTCAAGGCACGGCTGGAAATAATACTCTTTCTTTCAGCACGGCCTACAAGTTCCCCGGCGGCTCTGCACCCGTCCTGTCAACCGGCTCCGCCGACGTTGACGTTCTCGCCTTCGTTTCCAACGGCACCGTACTCTACGGCGTAACCAGCCAAGACTTCTCCTAACCACTATGCCTTGGCCCGTCCATCCGACCGGCTTCTTTGGGGCTAGGGGCGACTCCGACACCTACCGCATCGAGCGGAGCCTGCGGTTCAATTCGGCTGATTTGGCGTATTTGGATCGGACTCCTTCAAGCGCGGGAAATAGGAGGACATTTACATTTTCGTGCTGGATAAAACTATTGAAATTTTCTTCTGGATACGCATATCCAATAACTGCTGGGCCAGATAGCAATACAGTTTCAAGTTTATCATTTTCAGAAACAGGCTCCGCAACAGGCACAAACGATTTAAGTTTTTTTGATTATCAGTCTGGTTCATACACGACAAGACTTATATCAACACAAGTATTTAGGGATTCATCTGCTTGGTATCATATATTACTTTCAGTTGACACAACTCAAGCATCTCAATCCGATAGAGTTAAAATTTATATAAATGGATCACGGGTAACATCTTTTTCAACGGCTACATATCCAAGTCAAAATACTCAGATGGTGTTTAATAATAATGTTGCTCATATTATTGGAGCATACACAAATACAAAATTTAGATATTCTGATTGCTACCAAACAGAAACGTATCTCATCGACGGCCAAGCCCTGACCCCATCCAGCTTCGGAGAAACCGATGCCATCACAGGCCGCTGGAAGGCCAAGGCTTACAGTGGGACGTATGGGACGAATGGGTTTTATCTGAAGTTTGCCGATAATAGCGGAACGACATCCACCACGCTTGGAAAGGACTCCAGCGGAAACGGCAACAACTGGACTCCGAATAACTTCTCCGTAACCGCAGGCGCAGGCAACGACAGCCTTGTGGATAGCCCGACGAATTATGGAAGCGGAACTGGTACAGTTGGAAATTTCTGCACTTGGAATCCATTGATTAACGGGGATTCTGCGGCCAATGGAAATCTTGATGTAACCAATGACACGGCGCGTGGAAACCATGAGTTGATGAAATATGACGCTTATTGGGAGGTGACATCAACTGGCGGAACCTGCCTTGCTGGAATCATTTCCACGGCAGCCACCAGCACCATTACGGTTGGGTCAGCAAAGACATTTGGATTTAAGCTGTCTGAGGCAGGTGTTTTTGAATATGCCAACATTACTGACGGAAGCTC